GGAGCAGATGCAGATGCAGCAGCAGCAGATGATCATGCAGCAGCAGATGCAGATGGCCCAGATCCAGGCGCAGCGGGAAGCGGAAGCGCAGAAAGCCATGCTGGAGCGGGAGAAGGCCGCCCAGACCAGGGGCGCCGCCGAGATGAAGGCAATCCAAAGCACCATGAACCAGGCCAGAAAGGACGCCATGCAGGCCGCCAAGGGAATGGCGGGAAGACAGGGACCGGTACCGGTCCCGCAGAGGTAAGCCTCATTCCTCCGGACGCGGAGGTTGGGATATTCGCCGGGCCGGCGTAAAAGGCCGCACCGCAGGGGAACGCGAAAAATCCCGAAAACGAAGGAAAGGAGGAGACCAGATGGCCAACGAGAAGGGCTACATCGGCCGGATCAGCCATTCCGGCGCGCAGGTGGTGGAAGCGCCCAACAACAAAAAAGGCAAGAGGGGCAAGTCCACCGTGACCCGCGGCACCGATCTCCGGACCGGAAAAGGCGGGAAGTAACGGGGGAGGAAACCCCATCAGAAACAATTCGCATTGAAAGCGGGAAAATCTATTCGCGGCCCGGCGAAAAGGGCAAGGAGATATGAACATGGACGAACTGGATAATCTGTTCGCTGACATTTTCGCGGAGAAGGAACCGGAGAGCGCGCCGGAGAAGGAACCGGAAAAAGAGCCCGAGAAGCAACCGGAAAAGGAGCCTGAGAAGGAACCCGAAAAGGAACCGGAGAAGGAGCCTGAGAAAAAACCCGAGAAGGAGCCGGAGACCAAGGAAAAAGAAATGTCTCCCGAGGAGCGGGCGCGGCAGGCCCACGGCCGGAGGATGCGGGAGCAGAAGGCCTTCGAGACCGGATACCAGCTGGCACGGAAAGAGATGGACGACCTCCTGAAGCGGCTGGGAATCACCAACGACAAGGACGAGGCCATCGAGACCGTGGAAAAGCTGGAGGCGTTTGATAAGGCCGAGAGCGACAGGCGGCTGGCCAACGGCAACGGGAACGCCGAAGACTTCCGGCGGATCGTTCGGGAGGAAATGAGAGCGGCGCAGCCGCAGAAACCAGCCATCAGCGCCGAAGACAAGGCCAGGATGGACCGGGAGATCGCGGAGATCCACGGGATGGATCCCAGCATCAATACCCTGGAAGACATTCTGAAATCCGACGCGGCTCCGAAATTCGTGGAATACGTGAACAAGGGGCTGAACTTTCTGGACTCCTACACCCTGGCAGCCAAGGACCGGCTGGCAGGGATCAGAGCGAACCGGGAAGCCAAGGGCGGGAAGGAACACCTGAACGCCACCAATCAGCGGGGAGCAGGTGCGCTCTCCGTGCCGGCGGCAGAGATGGCGATCTTCCGGGAACTGAATCCCGGCGCCAGCGAAGCGGAGATCCAGAAATTCTATAATGCCGACCGGAAACGGTACGGGCCAAAGTAATACGAAAGGAGATCATCCTCAATGAGAGGTTTCATTCCTCACAAGAACGAGGAGGGCAGGGTCACTCCCTGGGAGTACCTGCCCTGCAGCGCCATCACGCCTGAAGTGGGCATGGCGATGGTCCTGTCCAGCGGCAAGCTGGCCATCGCCACGGGCACCACAAAGCCCACGCACATCTGCATGGCGCACTATGACGCGGCCGTCACCGCAGGGACCATCGTTCCCGTCATCCGGGTGGAGCCGGACGAAGTGTTCGAGGTCACCAACAGCGCCAGCCTGAGCGGCGTGAATATCGGAACCAAGCTGACCCTGCACGCCTCCAACGGCCTGCAGATCACCGGCACCACCAGCAGCGGCGTGGCCGAGCTCGTTGCCAAAGACGGCGACGATTCCGGATCCCGCTGCCTGGTGAGATTTCCCTAAGGAAGGAGGAGCATAGATCATGTCCAACATCACTTTTTCTGAGGCATCCAACCTCAACGACAGCATCTTCGGCAAGTCCCAGGCCCCTATCCGCATGATGATCCAGAAGCGGGCGGAGGCTTTTGAGGCCCAGAGCATCGTGGAAAAGCTCTTCGCCAAGCGGAAGAGCAACGGCTGGGGCGAGAAGTACACCAGCATGACCGCCATGGAAGGGTTCCGGGTGACCGGCGAGAACGGCGCCTATCCCACGGACGGCCACGAAGAGGGCTACAGCAAGCTCATCGAGGACCTGACCTGGCGCGACTCCTTCTCCATCTCCCGGAAGATCATGGAGGACGCCAAGATCGGCGACCTGAAGAAGAAACCGGAGGCCTTCGTCACCGCCTATTACCGCACCCGTGAGAAACTGGGCGCGGCCATGCTGGGCGGCGCGCTCTCCGGCAGCGGCAGCGTCACCTTTATGGACGGCACCTTTGACCTGAAGGCGGCGGACGGCCAGAACCTTTTCTCCGCCTCCCATCCGGCCAAGGTGAAGGGCGCGAACCAGAGCAATCTTTTCAGCGACAGTTTCAGCGCGGACGCCCTGGGCAAGCTGGAGACCAAGATGCAGAACCTGAGAGGCGACAACGACGAGATCCTGGACGTGGCTCCGGACACCATCGTGATCCCCAACCTGTACGAGCTGAAGGAGGCCGTGTTCTCCGCCATCGGCGCGGAGAAGAGCCCGGAGACCGCCAACAACGGATTCAACTATCAGTTCGGCCGGTGGAACGTCATCGTGTGGCCGTACCTGAACCAGTTCATCGGCAGCGGCACAGCTCCCTGGATGCTGTTCGACTCCAGCTACAACGAGACCTACGACGGCCTGATCTGGCAGGATCGGATCCCGCTGGACGTTTCCTCCAAGATCGACGACAACACGGACGCCAACGTCTGGCGCGGCTACAGCCGAGTCAGCGCCGGCTTCAACGACTGGCGGTGCATCGCCGCAGCCGGTGTATCCGGTGCCAACGCCCTGTAAGGGGGTGGCGTGAATGGGTTACACAAGATTCACTAAGGTAGCGGCGGAGATCTTCAAGGGCCTTGAGTCTGCCGTGGCGATCAGCAAGGGCGCCAACTATACCCTTGCCGACGATGAGAAGGTATTCTACATCGGGATCACCGCCACCGCTGGCAGCAAGACCTTCACCCTGGATCTTCCGGACGGCGCGGCGTGCATCGTCGTGAACGAAGGTTCCACCAATACCTTCACTCTGAAAAACGTCCCTGGGGATTCCGGCACGACCATCGCCACAGGCAAGGCGTACCTCGTACGGGCGAGCACCACGGCCAACGCCACGAAGCTCACGCTGCTGAACGACGGCACCTGAGCGGACACACAACGAATTACGGAGGGGCTTAACGGCCCCTCCGTTTGCGAAAGGAGAAATAACTATGGCTATTACGTTCCTGGGCTACATCGACGGCCCGGAAGAAATGATAAGCGGCAAGAAGCGGTGCCTGTTCGGCCTGGACTCCGCTGCGGATGTGGCCAACCTGCCCACCACCACGGGCTTTTCTCTGCCCAGCGGCGGCGTGACGGCCAAGCCTGCGCCCTGGAGCTATGCCAAGATCAAGGGCGGCGGCGTAAAGGTGCTGGACTCCACGGGAAGCTGGGGTGATCTGAATGGATAAGTGCAAATGTGATCCGTGCCTGTGGAACCAGGGCTCCGGCGGTGGGGGCGGGGGCGGCGGCTCCAGCACGCTCTCAGGTCTTACCGATGTTGACATCAGCAACCCCAGCAACGGGCAGACGCTGGTGTATAACGAAACGAGCGGCAAGTGGGAGAATGGAAATCCTGCGGCTGGCGGGTATGCTTTGCTAGATGGCGTGTATGACGATGCTACTGGCATTCTTACATTAGCCAACACAGCGGAATCCCTATATACTCTGATGCAAACCAAGTCTGTTTTTCTGAGATATACGTCACAGCCCGAGGCAGGTTATTCCGAAATTCGCATTATATCCATTTATTTCGGCGTTTACATTGATGATGCTGGTGATATTGCATATATGTTCCGGACAAGCGGCGATCTTGAAACTGCTTATCTCGCAGCATCTGATGCTGTGGTATTTACCGGAATTCTGTAAGTCTTAACGCGGTGTCAAAAAAATGATCGGAATAGATGTATCAAACCATCAGGGGGATATTGACTGGGCCAAAGCAGCCGGTGAAGAAGAAATTTCTGAAAGCCGCCGCCTCTGCGGTGCGGTAGGAGGATAAGCAATGAGCAACAAAACCTACGATATCCTGAAATGGATCGCGCAGATCGTTCTCCCAGCCCTGGGTGCGCTGTACTTCGGCCTGTCTCAGATCTGGGGGTTGCCATACGGGGAAGAGATTGTTGGCACGATCACCGTTGTAGATGTGTTCCTGGGGGCAATCCTGGGGATCAGCACAGCGCAGTACAATAAGGAGCATGACAAATGAGTGAGGCAGTGATCGTTGCGTTAATCACCGGCCTGCTGGCTGTTGCCGCCGAGGTAGTCATTGCGGTGGTCAACAATAAGGCCGTGATGAAGGAACTGGAGAAGCAATCCGAGCTGGCAGACGCCCGACTGGAGAAAAACCAGGCAATCACTGATACCAAGTTGGAAGAGCTGACGCGGGAAGTGAGAGCCCACAATCAGTTTGCCCAGCGGATGCCGGTGCTGGAAGAAAAGATCGCGGTGGCGAATCACCGCATTGACGACCTGGAGAAGGGGAGATCCGCATGACAGTACAAGACTGCATCGACCTGGTGGATTCCATCGAGCCCAACGCATACACAAACGCCCAGAAAGCCGCATGGCTGAATGAGTGCGAAGGCAAGGTATACACGCAGTTGTTCCTTGTCCAGCCCTACGAATACAAGACCGTGACCCAGACGCTGGCCCTGCCTGCGCCTTATGACCGCATGTATACCCGCTACCTGCAGGCCATGATCCACTATGCCGACGGGGAGTACGACCGGTATGCCAACAGCATGGCCTTGTTCAACGAGGTCTGGGCCGAAGCGAACCGGTGGTTCGGCGGGGACTTCGACGTGACTGACCGGCTGCGGAACCAGGAGTTCAAGGCAAGGTTCGAAATATTCGTGGGTGATAGTGTAGATGTGCCAGAGAGCTGCGCCATCGTTGGCGGGAGAGTGGTTGTAAAGACCGCCTACAACAACGAGGCTACTGTGACGTTTTCTTTCGACGGAGCCGCGATAGCGCAGGTCAACGTAGCGCAGACGGGGGCGACGCCGCTTCCGATGCTGCAGGGCGGGACTGGCGGGTCTGTGCTGGCTGACACAAGCGGATCTATCCCTGGTGCTTGGCCGTCAGGAGGGGAGATTTACATCACCGGTCGTTTGCTGATCCCGGACGAGAAGTGGCACTATGATCCCGCATATGCCGGCAGGAGGGACGCCCGATGGCGAAGCTGAGAGTCCTGGGGGAGAACCCCCCGCCCCCGAGAGGAAACGGGGAAAATCAGCTCCGGGAGCTGCGGGACTACCTGACCCGGATGAAGGACGAGCTGGAATTCCTGCTGACCCATTTGGGGGAGGACAACCTTGACCAGAACCTGACGGAGTACATCCGGCAAATCCGGACCAATACCGGGGAGATCTCCGAGATCGAAGGGGACGTCTCGGAAATCGAAGGGGATATCTCCGATATCAACACCGCCTTAGCGGGAAAGCAGAACACGCTCACCTTCGATAGTGTTCCAACGTCCGGGAGCGACAATCCGGTAAAGAGCGGTGGAATATATTCGGCACTTTCCGAAAAGCAGAATACCCTGACCTTTGATAACACCCCGACCAACGGAAGCAGCAACCCGGTCAAGAGCGGCGGCGTGTACACCGCGCTCTCCGGGAAGCAGAACACGCTGACCTTCGATAACTCTCCGACGTCCGGAAGCAGCAACCCGGTCAAAAGCAGCGGAATCTACACCGCACTGGCAGGGAAGCAGGACATCTTGACCTTCGACAACGTCCCCACCAGCGGCAGCGACAATCCCGTGAAGAGCGGGGGGGTCTATGCCGGGCTACAGCGCAGGGCCAACCGAAACATGCTGAGAAACTGGTATTTCTGGGGCGGCGGCACGGGTCGGGGCGTCTGCCCGGTGAACCAGAGGGGGCAGGCAAGTTATACGGGGGAACTGAACATCGACGGCTGGGCAAATGTGAACAGCAGCACTACCGTGACGCTGATTGCAGATGCCATGCGTGTGAGCGGGGGCGCAAGCAACGGATTCATCCGCTGCCTTATCGAAGAGGTGCCAATCGGGAAGCTGACCTACAGCGCCCTTGTGAGGGGCGCCGGGGCCGGGTACGTCGGGCTCCAGTCCTGGAACCACAGCTCCGCCACCACCCTCTCCGGCGGCACGACGACATTCAGCAATCCCGGGAACGCCTGGACGCTGATCACCGGGACATTTGATGCCGCCGCTGCGGACAACGCCCGAGCCTTTACCATGCGGGTTAATGCAGGGACCTCGTATGACATCCTGGCCGTCAAGCTGGAGATGGGGGAGGAGCAGACCCTGGCCCATCAGGAGAACGGAATTTGGGTGCTGAACGAGATCCCAAATTACGAGGAGGAGCTATTCCGCTGTATGACCAACACGGCCTTTTCCAGCGGCGACACCTATGCTGGGAAAACCGTAGCTTATGAATAAGGAGAACCACCATGCCAGCAAATGATGTGATTCGTGTTGAGGTAAGCCAGCTCGGTTACACGGAAACCGGGAACAACCGCGTTAAATATTGGGACGATTACGGAGCCGGGTGGCAGGGGCAGCCCTGGTGTGGCGCCTTCCAATGGTGGTGCTTCACGAAAGCGGATGAGAGCATGGCCTTCTTCGGCGGCGCGAAAACCGCAAGCTGCGGCGTCCTGTGGCGGTGGTACAAGGAGCAGGGCCAGACGGTTCCTGTGGATGAAGTGCAGCCAGCAGACCTGGTATTCTACAACTTCCACGGAGGAACGCAGCCGGAGCACGTTGGGCTGGCGGAGAGCGTTACACATTGGCCGATGCTCGAGATCACCAGCCTGGAGGGGAACACGTCCCCCGGCCTGGAAGGGAGCCAAGATAATGGCGGCTGCGTCGCCCGGAAGATCAGGTACAGAGGCCAGATCGTCGGCGTTGCGCGCCCGAAATACAAAGAGGAGGAACCAATGCTGCCGGAAAATGACTATGAATCTCATTGGGCCAGAGACGAGATCGACCGTGTTATTGAGCGTGGCCTGATGAAAGGCTACCCGGACGGCACTTTCAAGCCGGACAAGCCCATCACCCGGGCAGAGCTGGCGGTGGTGCTGAACCGCGTCTATGACCTTCTGGAGGTAAAGAATGGCTAGTTATTTCAATCTAACGCTTGACACCCTCGCACCGTCTATCACTGCATTTTCGATCAACAACAACGCGGGGACGACCACATCCAGAAACGTCACGCTTTCAATCACCGCCGAAGGCGCGGCCAGTATGAAAATCTGGGGCATCGACGGTGTGGATACTGAACAGGCAGCGTCCTGGGAAACCTTTGCGTCAACGAAAAACGTCACCCTTACCAGCGGAGATGGGACTAAGACGGTTTACATCAAGGTACGCGACTCGGTTTACAACGAGAGCTCCGCGGCTTCCGATTCCATCACACTCAGCACCGCGATCCCCACCATCACCATCACCGGCCCGGACGTTTCGATCATCAGCAAGCAGTCCGGGAAGAACGTCGCCACGTTCAGCTTCAGCAGCAGCATGGCGCTGAAGGCCTGGAAGGTCAAACTTGTACCTGCCAACAGCAGCGCACAGGACGCGGGCACGCAGATCCCCAGCACTGGCGGCTCGACCAACATGACCGGCACTACGCTGGCGGCGAATACTTCTCAGCAGTGCACGATCAACGGGACGGACCTGTCCACCGCGGCAGGCGGCAGCGACGGCACTTACATCATCAAGGTATTCGGCCAGGCGTCGGCAAACGACTTGTGGAGCGCATAAGGGAGGGCTGAGATATGCCCACGGCAAGACTCGTTCCCAGCAGTTACGGACGGAGCAGTACGAGCCGGGTCACAGTTACAAACCCGGAAAACATGTACTACAATACCGACCACACTTCGGCATATTGTACGATGCGCGGCCGGAACAGCAGCAGCTACACTTACTACGCTTTCATCAACGGATTCAACTTCGCAGATATCCCGGCCAATGCAACCGTCACGGCGTTTACAGTCAAGATCCGATGCTATCGAAACTCCTACCAGCGGACAGGCGACACTTATCGCCTGCGGCTCTGCAGCAGCGCAAGCAACAGCAGCGTCATAAGCGGAACCACGACGAGTACGGAGATCGGGACGACGGCATCCGTTATCACGATCCCCACGGGGAGCCTGACCTGGGCGCAGCTCAAAGGATACGGCTCCGGCCTCAGCATCGAGGTCGTTCTTTCTTCCAGCTCCAACCAGTACCCCTATGTGTATGTCTATGGTGCCGAAATCGAGGTCACGTACTCCGTTGAGACTGTCCACGTAACCGGCGTGACCCTGGACAAGGCAACGGCCAGCATCGAGGCGGGGGAGACCACCACCCTGGCTGAGACGGTCGCTCCGTCCAACGCGACGGACAAAACAGTATCGTGGTCCACCAGCAATTCCTCCGTTGCAACAGTTTCAAATGGCGTGGTCACCGGCGTATCTGCCGGGACAGCAAGGATCACAGTCACCACCAACGACGGCGGCTATACGGCCTATTGCGACGTGGAAGTCACCGCGCCGGTTACCTATGATTTCGTCCCTGCCAGCACCATGGAGCCGGGAAAGCAGTATCTGATCACCAACGGCAACAGCGGCACGGTGTATCTGCTGACCAACGAATCGGGCGGCTCGAGAACGCTTGTCGGCGTATCGGCAGCGGTATCCAACGGCAAGATCACGATCACCGGATCTGTCAAGGCCAGGACTCTGTTTGACTGCGTGCGGTACACCGCGGGGAACGACGTGACCATCACGGTGGAGAAGGACAACAAGTACCTCTACTGCGATAACGCCAGCGGGCTGCGGATGAACGCGCCTGCGACCCTTGACCGGTTTTGGCATTACCGCGAGGGAAAGTTCTGGCAGTTCAAGTCCGCGGCGTCTGACGGATATTCCGACGCATCCAGCGAATATAAGTATTACCTCAACTGGACCAATGGCAATGCGACGGACGCCCACGTGGACACCACCAGCATTGAGAATTCCAATATCCCGCTGGTCTATATCTGGGTGGAATCGGACGGCGTTCCGGTGATCACCGTCGGCACCCCCAGTCAGACGGCCATTTCCGCAGTTACTGGACACGACCAATGCGTCTGCACTTTCACGTCGGATATTGCCCTGCAGCAATGGGAGGCCAGAGCGACTAAGGCCGGTACGACTCCGGCCCGGGGCGTAGGGCTGCTTGTTGAGTCCGGAGGATCCTTGGCGGCGAACGTTGCGGCAACGATCTACGTGGAGAACGAAGAACTCACCCAGGGCGACGGGGAGTACACGATCACCGTTTACGGACAATCAACGGATGGAGTGTGGTCAGCATGAGCGCGGGAAGAGCATGGTTTTATCTTACGCTGTTCAATGGGACGCCGCCCGGGGAGACCGAATATGTAACCGCAAAGATCGAAGCGGCGTCGGCGGCAAAGGTCAGAATCGCGGAAGACGCAATCGCGGAAGCCAAAATATGGACCAAAAACAGCACGAAAAGCGAGATAAAGGAGACGGACGAGAGCATGGCAAAAATCCAGCATACGACGGAGGTGACATGGCGTGTTGGCAGAGCATAAGATCGAGCTGCGGGAGGGCACGACGCGGTACGTCAGTATCGACTGCGTGAACGCCAATACCGGCGGAGCTTTTGACTTCACCGGGTATTCGGCACAGACCTGGATCTCGTTTGGAGACGACGAAAGATACCTTTCAACGGCGGTTGTGGACAGCACCGTCAGCTATGTGATCCCGGCGTCCATGTCGATAGGCAAAACCCAGGGGGTGGCGGAGACGCGCATCTTCAAGGACAACGACGTGTTTGAGGTGATCCGGATGGTTATCAACGTACGAAAAGCAAGTAAGCCGGACACCGCGTACCATAGTCCATCATAAGGGGGGTATGAAACATGAGCCTTCCCAATCTTCCAGCGGGGGACAAATTCCGCAGAGAGGTCCGCACGGAGTGGGGCGGGATCAATCTGAACGAGAACGCCGGAGACGGGGAACTGATCGAAGCCGTGAACATGAGCAGCCGGGAATTTCCGCTGCTGGCGAATGCAAGGTTCTCCAAAACCCAGGCGGAGGCTGAGATGAACGCGCCGTACGTGTATGACGGCAAGCTGGGATATGAATACAAAGAACTGGGCCCGTATGGCTACGGGGTGTATCTGCATGACCCGACCCGGCCCGGCGTGTTGGACCCCTACCCCTTGGTAGACAATGCACAGAATACCGGCCAGTATACCAGCCAGTACGCCATACTGGGGACCCGGATGTACCTGTTCGGAGCGTTCTTGGGAAATAAGCAGCATAAGCGGGTATACGACTTCGCTGCCGGAACGATCGCCGACATGGAAGCGGCATTTGATTCCGGCGCTTCAACGGTCGTATTCAAGAACGGGACCATAGGCGGCGTACCGGCGAAGGGCAATACGATCTGTTGCTCCGGAGTGGATTGGGCGGATTATTTCTCCGTAGGCGACGGCGTGAGTATCGCCGGGAGCGGACTGTCTGAGAACAACAAGACTGCAATCATCCGGGAGATCGAAGGCGACGAGCTGCGCTTCGACGAAAACTGCTTCACCGCGGCGAGCTATTGGCATCGTTACCTGTACGAGAAGCTGCCGACGGGGACGTATTATTTCTCAACAGATGGGGAATCGTATCGGGGCTTTGTGCTGAGCGAGGAGGTCCCGGCGGGCGTTACGCTCGAGCTGGTTGGAAACAATCTGCAATACACTACGCTGCCGCCGTACCCGCAGATCGTTCAAATCGCTCTTTATGCTGTTGTCGGAACGCCGAGCGGCACAGAGATCACGCTGCTGCCGCCTGCGGACGCGGATCACGTCACGATCAGCCGCACGGTGCCTGACATGGACTTTGTGTGCGTCAATGAGAACAGACTGTGGGGCTGCAAGGGCGACACCATCTACGCCAGCAAGCTCGGCGACCCGCTGAACTGGAACGTATACGACGGGCTGAGCACGGACAGCTGGACGACGGAGACCGGGACGCCGGGGAAATTCACGGGATGCTGTTCCTATCAGGGGTACCCCACCTTTTTCAAGGAGAACGCCGTATTCAAGGTCCTGGGTGACGAACCCAAAAACCTCACCCTGCGGAAACAGAACATCATGGGCGTGAAAAAAGGAGCGGGCAAAACGGTGGTCGAGATCCGGGGCAAGCTGTACTACCTCAGTCACGCGGGCGTGATGGAGTGGAACGGAGGAGATTACCCGACGATCATTTCCGGCGCTCTGGGCATCGAGCCGGGTATGGTGAGCCAAATGGGAAGCCCCGGAGCCGGGACGGATACGGTCCGGTATTATATCCAGCTGATGCCGTTCTATTACGACGGGAATGAGAATATCCCGTGGCTGACTGTGACCGGAGTGTTTGTCTACGATACGAGATACGGGACCTGGCACATGCTCTCCAACGACACATACGGGATCCCGGACGCGGTGTTTGCCGGCGATGGTTCGCACAACTGGATGATCAAAGACTACCCTCTCGAAGAGCCCAACTATCCGGTTATCTATGAGCTCGGCGTATTCGACAATGATTGGGACAAGACCACGAACTGGCGCGTCACCTTCGCGGATTCTGCCAGGGCTTTCAAGAAAGTCCTGACCGGCAGCGAATCGAAGAAGGGGGTCCTGCGGCTGCTGATCCGATGCAGGCTGGCGGGAACCATGAAGGTATGGATCGCCTACGACGGCGGGGACTTTGAAGAAGCGGCTGAATTCAGCGAGATGGCGAAGACCAGCAAGGTCGTGCCGCTTATCTTACGACGGTGCGACTACTGGCAGCTGAGACTCACGGGCACCGGGGACGCGGTGATCTACTCCATCGCCGTGGAGCGGTACGGCGGCGAATGGCAGCAGGCATAAGGAGGGGGAATTAAATTGGCTGGGAAAACAATGTACCAGATCATGCTTGAGAACGGCGCGACGGAAGACGAACTGCGGCAGCAGTTGTCCGGTACGGGTACGCCGCAGAGCTACACGGACCGGCAGAACGCAAAAGCAGCAGCGGCGGCTGCGGCACAGCCGACATACAGCCTCCCGGCGGACTGGTTCAACGGGATGTCTCGCATCGGCGAGGCACAGGGCTGGAAGATCGATGATTCCGATTCAGCCACCTGGCAGCAGATCGCCGCTCTTGCCAATGCGGGCAACACCCAGGGAGCGATCAACCTGGCCAACCAGCTCGCCGCGCAGGGCAAATTCGGCGGCTATTACGATGATCAGGGCAACTACTGGGGCTTCGCGCAGGGCTACACCGGCGGGGCCAATGCAAGCATGCAGCCGGTGATCGGTGGGAAGATCCTTACGCCGAAGGGCCTGGAAGCAGAGAACACCAACGTATGGCTCACACCGGACGGCAAGGCGCTGAACTACGGGCAGGGCGGCACGCTGACGAACAACGGCGAGACCTGGGGCACGACCGACACAAATCCCTATGGGCTCACCGGCAGATGGTTTAACGAGAACCAGCCCATATACGGCGATATCAGGGACACCACCATGACTGCGTGGGGACAGCAGCAGGGATGGTCTCCTGAAGAGACGATGCTGCACATGGCCGAGGCTGGAATGTTCACCAATCCGGAGCTGAACACCGGCGCAACTAATCTGATCGACGATCCAAACAAACCTGCAACTCTATCGACGTTGCCTGGCCCCGTTGGAACGCCTACGCTGACACCTTTCAACTGGGGCAACAATACCGGCGAAGGCGGCATGCCTGCCGGTTACATCGCCATGCCTGAAAGCCAGGCTCCGAGCTATCCCGGTTCGGGTACCGGCAGCGCGTCCGGCGGGGCATCCGGCGGGGCATCGTACCAGCCGCAGCAGCCGATGCAGTTCGAAGTAAGCGACACGCCCCCGGAGCTGTCTGACCCGACGCAGAACACCATGTATCAGGACTTCATCAGCAAATACGACAGAGACCAGGGACCGCAGTGGACCGGCGGGGAGTTCGATTATACGCAGGTTCCCGAATACAAGAACTTCCAGGATCAGTACGGCAATCAGCAGGCTCCGCAGTATGGGGGAGATCCCTACCAGGCCCAGCGTGACGCGGCCCTGGCGGCCTATGGAGAAAGCTGGGGCGGTTCTGATTATCAGCGGCAGCGGGACGAACACCTTCAGAACGCTGCGAACATGAAGTGGAACTACAACCCGGATACCGACCCCGTGTGGCAGGCGCTGCAGAAGCAGTACCGGCGGGAAGGCCAGCGGGCAACGGAGGACACCCTGGGCCGCGCGGCCGCCATGACCGGCGGCATGCCCTCCACCGCTGCGGTGTCTGCAGCGAGCCAGGCCGGGAACTACTATGCCAGCCAGCTCAGCGACCGGCTTCCCCAGGTATACCAGGATGCCTACAACCGATACCTGCAGGAGTATCAGCGGCAGCTGGGTCTGAGCGACGCCTACGCAGGATTCGACAACACGGAATACCAGCGGTGGCTACAGGGCCAGCAGCAGAACCTGGACCTGGCCAACGCCTACAACCAGTACGGACTGCAGGACTACAGCAAGTACCAGGATACGCTGAACCAGTGGAACACCGACAGGAACTTCGCCAGAAACATGGCCATGGACGCCGTCAACATGTCCCGCCAGGACTTCTACGACAAGTACGGCATGTATCAGGACGAGTACAAGCAGTGGCAGGACCAGCGCAGCTGGGACCACGACCTGGCAATGGAAAACATCGGTCTAGAGCAGGACTACGAAAAAGAGCAGTATCAGCGGTGGCAGGATCTGCAGGACCGCAACCAGTACCTGCGGGAGTACACCGACAAGATGAACCAGTATGAGCGCGAGTGGGCGCAGAAACTCCAGGAGTACGCCGACGAGCAGGGCTGGAAGCGCGCCGAGTGGGAGCAGTACCTGCGTGAATACCAGGATCAGCTCAGCCAGAACGAGCGGGATTACATCCTGGAGCTCATGCAGTACGAAGATGAGAAGGAAATGCGGGCTGCGGAATTCAACGAGAATAACCGCCGGTGGAACGCGAACTATGAGACGGACAGGGAGAAAACGGCATACGAACGGGAAATGGAGAAGGCTGAGCTCGCTGCCAAGTACGGCGACTACTCCGGGCTGGAAGGCATGGGCATCGACACCAGCAATTCCATTGGTTACAACTACGCCTACTCTGCGGACGGCAGCACCTACGACATCAGCTCTCAAAAGGGCATGGACTTCCTGCAGAACGCTCCGATTGGCGCCACTATGACGGGCGGTGACGGGAGCAAATGGACGAAGAATGCGGACGGCACCACGACCATCACGAAGAACGGCAAGACCTGGACTTACGGCAGCCCCGCCGCACCGGCAACGAGCGGAAGCGGGAAGAGTTCCGGAACCGGGTCCGGCAAAAAGACTGGGAGCGGGTCGGGAAGTAAGTCCGGGAGCGGGTCTGAAAGCGAAACCGACGCATTGAGCAGCCTGACTGCGGCTGGGATCAAAAGCGAGGGAGAAGCCTACAACTGGTTGCTGGCCAACGGATACGGCGTAACCGCGGCGGGGAAACTCGCAAAGTATTATGCGGAATCCCTGGGTGCAGAGAACGGTGCGGAAGGTGAAGCACCGGCAGATCAGACCGCAGATTACCGCAACCTGACGGAAGCCCTTGACCGGATGGCGCAGAACGGACGCTCCAGGGACGAGATCTATACGGAGATCAACGCTGCGGTCCGGGACGGACTGATCACCAAGGAGCAGGGAGAAGCCCTGAAGAACAACTACTACGGAACGTCCGACAACGTGCCCAACAGCAACCAGACGCACAGCGGCGGCAGACCGCAGAGCCAGGGATTCAATGCGGTATATCAGGAAGCGGATTCTTATTTCAGCCGGGGCGACCGGAACAAAGCCATTCAGGCGATCAGCGACGCCTACAACGCCGGGAAGATCCACGAATACGAGATAGACATCATCATGGACAGGCTTGGCCTGTAAGGAGGGCCGGGAATGGCACTGACTTTGAAGCGGCTTAACGACCTCAGATCCGAACAGGACGAAGAGGAAGAAAAAAAGAAAAAGACGTCCGGCAGCGCCAGGCTGAAGGCGGCCATGGAAAATGAAGCCGTACCGCAGCCCACAAAGACGCCGGAAGCCAAAACCACGGGGACAGCGAAGCTGAGCGGGAGCGCACGCCTGCAGGCGGCAATGGAAACAGAGCCTGCCAAAACCACCGCCACCGAAACGCAGACTCCGCAGATCTCCAACACCTACCGGGAAGTGGACAAAGAGAACGGCAGAATCCGCACGCGGTCTGCCGATCTCTCCACGCCCAGCTGGCAGGATGACCCGGACGAGATGGCCGCTGAGCTGAACATGCTGGGGGCTACGCTGGAAGACACGGGCTCCAAGCTCACCACCCTTTCCAAAACCAGAGCCATGGCCAATTCTGCGGTGCAGAACATTGGCAATCAGGTCGAAGCCTACGAGACCAAGCTGGGAATGTTGGCGGACACAGCTGCCAACAGCACGGATGCCGGAGAACGGCTGCGGGCGCAGAACGAATCCAAGGCTCTGGATCTCTACTATCAGAAGGCCAAGCTGGCCCAGGAGCGGTACACCGCACGGGCAAATGAACTCAACTCCCAGTTTGATACCCTTGCGGGGCAGTACGAATCCGCTCTGCAGGAATACCAGGCGACGGAGCCCAAGTACACCCGGCGGCTGGGCCTGGGCGACAGCAAAGCTGCTGAGTATGAGAAGCAGGCCGAAGAGCTGCGGAAGCAGGCAGATGACCTTTACCGTGCCGGACAGGCAAACTATACCCTGGTGCGTCAGGCTGAGCAGGCAGAAGCAAACGCTCAGAAAGAACGGCAGAACTACGCCCAGTATCTGTACTCTACCGAAGGCAAAGATAAAGCGATGAAGTACGCCGCCGGGGAGCGGGAGAAAAAAGAAACCGCCAACCGGGGCATGCAGATCCTGAACACCCTCAGCGGCATGGCTGTAAACTTTCTGGACGCAGCGGCTTCCGCGCCACTCCTGTTTACGTCCCGGCTCATGGAGATCCCGGATGATATCGCCTATGCGATCACCAAAGACGAAAAATTCCGTCAGGACCGGAACAGCGACGCGCTGAGAGCGGCGAATCCCTTTACGCCGGAGATCCAGCGGATGCAGCAGAACGCAGGGGGCCTGGGCGGAAAGCTCGTGGATCTTGCCGGGACCGCGGGAAACATGATGTCGCTCTCCGCTTTCGGGGGCGCCGTGCTGAGCGGGACGAAGGCAGCGGCGCTGGCGGAAGAGCTGGGCAGTCTGGCAAATTCGTCCCCGCTGGTTACGTCCACCGCGACACGGATGGGCGCGAAAGTGGGCGCTGCAATCCTGGGCGACATTGCGCGGAATCCGGGCAATGCTGCGATCTCTGCCAGCGCGGGGCTGAATGCATATTCCGATGCTCTGGACAACGGAGCCAGCTTCGGGGACGCTGTGGCCAACGGCGTCATGCAGGCCGCAGCGGAATACTTCTCCAATAAGATGTTCTCCGGTACGCCTTTCGAAGACGTGGAAGGGCAGAAAGGCTACGTCACCCAGATCATCGAAAAAGCGGCGGAGAAGCTGGGGAAGAGCGACGTGCTCAAGACCTTCAACGCTTCCACCGGGGGCAAGGTGCTGAACTGGCTCTTCGATAAGACCGGCGAAGGCATGGAAGAAGTGATCACTGCCGTGCTGGACCCGCTGATCGAGTACGTGACCTACAACCCCAATGGAAGCGTGGATATCAAGCTGGAACAGCTCATTGAGGAATTCGAGGGCGGCGTACTGCTGTCTCTGCTCATGAGCGGCGGCGAAGCCGCGCTGAAGCCAAGCCTGGAGACGGCTCAGATCAAACAGCAGATCATGGATATGGGCTACTCCAAAGAGATCGCAAACGCCTACGCACCGGGAATCAGAACGTATCTGAAGACCGTCAACAAAATGGCGGAAGCCGTACAGGACGCGGCGAAGACTGAAACGCAGAATCAGCAGACCCCGAAGACCGTCATGGCTCAGATCGTGCAAAAGGTCACCGGCGGCGAAACTCTTTCCGGCCAGGATGCACGGAAGATCCTTGCTGATCCGGAAGCCAAGCAGACGCTGATCGATGCCGGTCTGATCACGGGCCGGGAAATCAACGACTCCGCTGGACGGACGAAGGTAGCCAACGCAGCTGAGCAGTATATCCGGCAACAGACTCAGGAAACTGCGGAACAGCAGACTACTCCGCCGGTGCCGCAGGCAGAAGCACAGACCGCACCGCAGGCCGAAGCACAGACTGAAGTGCAGGCTGAAACACAGACTGAAGAGAAAACGCTCACGGGCGCCGACAGGCTGAACGCGGCCATGGAGGAGGGGAAACAAAAAACAGCGCTGAGTGATGGAACGGAAAGCCAGAAGAAAAGAAACTCTAAAACATCTACGGTTGTAGAACATCTGCGGCAAAACGCGGAGACACTTTTGAAGGACACACCGGTCGCAACAATCGACGGAAACGAGATTCCCAAAAACGGAAGAGCCACAGACCGCGTAATGGCATTTCTCCGCACGATAGGCAATAAAGTGACACGTGATGGATTCGGAGACGTTCTATTTTCCCGAAGCAAGGTAAAAACCGCAATGGTCGGGCACGGGGCAAGCAACGCAAAGGTGGAAACCATTGCTGCGGTCCCTGCCGTAATCAAAAACGGAAAGCAGATCGATCATATTGAAAACTATGAGGGCCGTGGCTACGACAGCTATATTTTTGCTGCACCAGTAATTTACAAAGGAACGACCACACTGGTGGGCGTGGTCGTTGACAAAGATATGGCAACCGGCAGATATTATGTGCATGAAGTAGTGGATTCCAATGGGAATATTCTCATGGAAAGCACAGAGCCGGAATCCACCGTCGACAGGTCGCCCGAACGGGATAGGCCTGTAGTGAAATCCAGCTCCGAATTAAATATAACACAGTCGGAGCAGACTGTCAATAAGCCGAGGATCCGGACGGAACAGACGGAAGAAACCTTGACTCCGGCGCAGAAGCCGGTTAATCTGTTGGCAAATAACAGAACGGGGGCAAACAACAATGGGCAAACTGAAACTTCCCGGAGCACAGGAGCAATCGTACCTGGTGGAAACGGAGAACGGGGATCTGGTCTCCGTGCCGGAAAGCAAGCTGGACAAGTGGGCCGCAGCCCAGAAGGGTGGCGGACTCTCTCCCGAACGGAAAAAGCAGCTGCTCGACGAGCTTATGCGGATGATGTAGGCGTCCGGCCTGTAAGCGCCAGAAGCCTGGGGGTAAACGCTGCCGCAGAAGACAGCACCGTGCGGGTGTATCCGAGAGAAGCATGGGAACCGGACCTGCAGCGGATCGCGTCGAAGGTGGAGAAGGCCACGGGCAAACCGGTGAGCTTTGTCCTGGGAGAGATGAAGGTCAACGCCGGGGGCAAGATGCTTACTGTGCGCGGCGTGAATACCGGAAAGGGGATTATCGTTCAGGCGGACGACCCCAGCATCACCCCGGAGAAGATCGCCACGCACGAAGCGTTCCACGCCTTTGCCGCCGAAGATCCGGGGCTGAGCGCCAGGGTGCTGGAGCAGATCCGGAAGCAATTCCCAGAGAACCGGCTGCGGCAGATCGCCGGGACCTACCTTGAAAAGCTGTATGGCATCGTTGATCTGGACAGCGTGGACAAGGCGGTACTGTCCAAAGCACTGAAGCAGGTGCGGGACGAGATCTGCGCGGACGCTTATGCCGGGATCAACGCCTTCTCCGCCAACGCGGACGAATACAGCAGCGCGGCACGGCAGGCCGTTACCGAGGCCAGGCGGGAAAGCGCAGCGGCGACGGAAAGGAAGACGGGCCCCCCGCAGGAACAGTACTCCGCAGACGAGGACTACATCCCGGAGAGCGCAGCGGAGTACGACCAGATGAAGCGGCAGGGGAAATTTGAGGCGCCGAAGATCACCAAGCCCGTGAGCAAGAGCACCGCCACCATCGCAAAGGCAGATCTGCGAAAGTCCCTTATGACGGCGTACTCCATCCCGGCCGGAAGCCGGGCAGAGATCGGAAAAATGATCGACGCACTGGCGGACCAGTACCTGAAGAACAAGAGCATTTCCTGGAGCGACAGGGAAGACCTGATCAACAAGCTCTGGGAGAGCGGCGTCATGCACATGGACGCGGACGACGGATTCCAGGCTGTGCGGGAGCTGGTGAACAAAGGCAGGATCTACGTGCCGGAAAGCATCAAGCACGAATTCGGCGACTGGAACAGTTTCCGGCGCGAAGCCATGGGCGAAGGGATCTACCTGGTGAACGATGAAACTGCCGCAGGGTGGGACCAGTGGAACGCGGAGCTTTCCGACGCCTTCCCGGGCATCTTCTCCGAAGATGAATACGACGGGAAGAATTTCCTGGAGCGAGTGGTGGATCTGGCCCGGAAGGGAAAGGGAGAGAACCTGACCCTTGCGGAGTACGCCGCCAAGACCGGCGGGCTTGAATACGCCACCGAAGAAGACATGATGGACAACCTGGAGCGCCAGGCAGACTACGCCCTGAAAGCCTTCGCGGAGAAAGCCAACCTGGAAATCTATCTGAAGGACCGGACCGGGGTGAAGATTGCTCAGGAACGGCAGCGGATGGGCGAACTGCTGGACAACGCCGTGGCCCGGGAGCGGGAACGTGGAAACAAGCGGGTCCAGGCAGCCAGGGAGAGCGGGGCCAACGCGCTGGCCAGGGAAAAGCAGCGGGAAGAGGACCGCCGGAAGAAGGAACGGGAGCACCGGAAAGAAGTGGCCCAGCGGCTGCGGGAACGACAGGCCATGCGGGAGCTGCAGCAGAAGACGCTGAAGCAGCTGCAATGGCTCTCACGGAACCAGAACAAATTCCACGAAGAAGCAAAGAAGCAGGTCCAGGATCTGCTGGAAGATATGGACGTCCTGGCCGTCAGCGCGGCAGAAGAGATGCACATCGACAACGCCACCGGGAAGACCTGGAAGGACCTGCGCGACATGTATCTGGAAGCCAAGGAAAAGGACCCCAACTGGATGCCCAGCGCCCAGCTTGAAAAGATCGTCATGCGGCTGGACGCCAAGAAGATCGGCGACCTGGACATGAACGCACTGCAGGACCTTTATAAAGCCGCAATCGGGATCCGGACCGAACTCTACAACCGGAACAACGTAATCGATGACGAGCTGCACAGCACCTTTGCGGAGGTATACGAAGCCGTAAAGGAAGAAATGCAGGAAACCCCGGGGAGCTACGAGACCGGGGTGAAGGGCGGGATCAACGCCTTTCTGAACGACGCCCAGCTCACACCCATGAACCGCTTCCAGCGCATGGCCGGCTGGAATCCCAACAGCCGGTGGTATGGCATGGCCAAGATGCTAGAAAAGGGGGAGCGTGAGCAGAGACGCTTTAAAACGGAGGCCAATCGACAGATTGCACCGGTGCTGGAGCAGTACGCGGACTGGGCACGACGGGCGGACGGCAAGGGCAAGAACGCAATCTGGTACGAAATCAAGGTACCGGCAAGCTGGGAATACCACATGGGAGACAAGCCGGTATTCAGCAAAGAGACCGTGACGGTGTACATGACGCCGGCGCAAAAGGTGCACATGTATCTGGAAAGCAAAAATCTGGACAACCTGCGGCACATGGAAGGCGGGCGGACCTTTGCCAACAAGGAACTGTACAGCAAGGGAGAGCGGGCGGAGGCGTTCGCCCAAGGAACCACGGTGAAGCTCCTGCCGGAGACGGTAAAGAGCATCGTCAGCGACCTCACGGAAGAGGAGCAGGCGCTGGCCAATGCGCTGGAGGCTTTTTACAACGACTACTCCAAAAAAGAAATCAACCGGGTCAGCGATATCCTGTACGGCTACGACAAGGCAATGGGCGGATATTATGCCCCCATCTACACCAATAACAACTACACCAAGAGCGAGCCGGGAATCTTCGACCTGACTGCGGAGGGCGTAGGAAACCTGAAATCCCGTGTGGTCAGCGCAAATCCCAGCCTCAACCTGAGCGCATTTGACGCCTTTGAGAAGAGCGTAGACAAGACCGGACGCTTCGTGGGGCTTTCTATCCCCATCCGGAACCTGAACACGCTGATGAACTGGCGGGAGCAGGGGAACAGTACAAAGGAGATCCTGGACCATAAGTGGGGCGAGAAGACCACGAAATGGGTGGAAGACCTGATGACCGAGCTGCAGAGCGGGAAGGACCGCAGCAACAGCAGCATCGAGGCGCTGACCAACAAGGCCCTGAGCCGGTACATCACCGCGGTATTCGGGGCAAATGCTTCCATCGTGGCCAAGCAGTTTGCATCCCATCCGCTGGCGGCGACTTATCTGGAATGGAAGAACCTGATCACCGGCCTTGCGCACGTAGGACAGGCGGATCCGGAGCTCATCAGCAAATATACCGGGGAGCTGGACTACCGCATGCTGGGCTACGCCATGCCGGAAACAGCACAGATCAAGGACAACCCGGGAATCCTCCAGCGGAAAGGACCCATCAACTTCCTGTTCGGAGGCGGGGCCATCACCTGGATGGACGGATTTACCGTCCGGACACTTTGGAGCGCGGCGGAACAAAAAGTGAGCCGAGAGCAGCCGGACCTGGAGATCGGAACGCAGAAGCAGATCAACGCGGGGCAGAGCCCATACTATCAAGCCGTGGCAAAGGAATTCGAAGAAGCGGTATCCCGGTCTCAGCCCATGTACGACACAATGCACCGCTCCAATATCATGCGGGAGACGAACCCGATTACCAGGGCATTTACCCTGTTTAAGACCGTACCGCAGCAGGAATACAACATGCTGCGGCAGGCGGTTGGAGAGGCGGAATACTACAAGCGGACAGGCGCAGACAAGGAGATCCAGGCGGAGGCACGAAAAAAGGCCGGGCGGGCCTTTGCCGGCGTGCTCATCGGGAACCTCATGATCGGCGTAGTCAGTTTCCTCAATGCCCTGTGGAAGAACAAAGGAAAATATTTTAGGGACGAAGAGGGAGAACTCACGCCGGAAAGCGTGGCCAAGGGACTGGGAAAGCAGTATTTCAAAGATACGGCGGGGCTGGCCATCGGCGGAGACATTGCTGCGGACGTGCTCTCCTCCATCCTGTTTGGGGATAAGTGGTACGGGTTGGAGATGCCGGGCCTGGAGCAGCTGGGAAGCATCCTGGAGCAGAGCGTAAACGCGGGAAATACGGTGAAAAAGACGGTCGCAGATTCAATCGACATACTCCTAAACGGCGGCGACTGGGGCCAGTATATGGCGGATCACAGCGAAACCTATCTGAACGCCGTGGATCAGATTGTCAGTACGCTGGGGACCTACGCGACGGGCCTGCCCATGGACAACGTCAAGGCCTATCTCCTGGGCGGGGTACAGTGGATCAGCCCGCAGATCAAGACCGCATACGACGATCTCATGAAGCAGGCAGACAAAAGCGGCCTGAAAGACCTGACAGGCGCCAGTCTGGAAATGCGGACCATGCACATCCTCCAGGATCGAGCGGGAAGCGCGGACCAGCGGACCGCGGAGACCGTAGCAGGGCTATACGAGGCGGGATATACGGACGCGGTGCCCGCAACGATCCAAAGCAAATACACCGTAAACGGCGAAGACAGAAAAATGAGCGCAGCGGATGATCAGCTGTACAGACAGGTCTGGCGGGACTCCGTGAGCGGAACACTGGACGAAATCACCAATGATAAGGTCTTCCGGACCATGAGCCAAGCTGACCAAGCGAAGGTGCTCAAAAAGCTGTATGACTATGGGGCGCAAAACGCAAAAGAAGCCGTATGGCCGGACTACAGCCCGGACAAGTGGGTGACCATGGCGAAGGGCCTGGAAGCAAAAGACGTCCCGCTGAGCGAATGGCTGCCTATCCAGCAGGATCTGAGCAAAATCAGCGGGAATAATAAGAAACAGGAGATCCGGGACTATATCGACAGTCTGCCCTACAGCAGAGATCAGAAGAAAGCCATGTACACCGCAGAAGGATATCAGGATGCGGACGAAGTGAACTGGCACAGTGGGGCATATGGCTCCGGCAAAGGCAAGACCTACGCCAAGAGCGGCCTGCGGATCCCGACGCCGGAGCGCAGGGCCCCGATCAGCAGCGGACTGAAGCTGCCCAGCGCACCAGCAGCCAAGCCCACCACGGGAGGGCTTAAACTCAGGTAGAGATCCAGGACCACACGCGCCGCCACCGTGTGAGTGAAATGAAAAAGGCATGGCGAGAAGACTATTCCAATTCGAGGGTCTGCGAAGTGATCGCGGACTACATCCACAATGCCCGGGACAGGGATCTCCTGCGGGACAACCTGGTGGACGGCCTCAGCTACGACGAACTGGCGGGAAAGTACTCCCTGACCTATGAAGGGGTACGGGACATCGTCAAAAAAGGCAGAGCCACACTGGACCGGCACTATTAAACCCCTATAAGGCACCGAAAAGCCCCCCATCCGATAACTGTAGGATGGGGGGATTTCTTTGTACCATTTTATCAGAAGGGGGCGGTTTTATGTGGCGTCAGTACAACCCGAATCCGCAAGGACTCATCGTCGGAGACTGCACCGTAAGAGCCATCTGCGCCGTGACGGGGAGGGACTGGAGCAACGTACACCGGGATCTGTGCGCTCTGGCCAGAAAGATGGCAGACATGCCTTCATCGGATCGCGTGTGGTGGGAGTTCCTTCGCCTGAATGGTTTTCAACGCCACAAGATGATCGACCGCTGCCCGGACTGCTACACCGTGGCAGACTTCGCAGCAGATCACCAGCGGGGAATATATGTACTCGGACCGCATGAACACGCCGTAGCCTTGATCGACGGAGATTGGTGGGATTCATGGGACAGTGGGAACACCGTCCCGACGTACTTTTTGAGGAGGGATTAACGTGGCATTTGGATACCCGCAGATCAATCCATACCAGCAATATTCCCAGGCTGGACAGGCAAGAGCCGTAGAAGTGATCCCCGTGGACAACGAGGAGCAAATCAATTCCTGGCAGATCCCCTTCGGCAGCACCGTGGAATTCGTGGCCCGGGACGATTCATTCGTCATCTTCAAGAGTGTGGAGCTGAACGGGCAGACTACCATTACCGCATATGACCGCAGGACAGCAGCTCCGCCGCCGTCCGACTATGTCCGGCGAGACGAGGTGGCCGCCATGATCGCGGCGGCATTGGAGGCGAAAGATGGGACTGTTTGACAAGCTGGGCGGGCAGCAGCAGAACCCGCAGCAGATCCTCAAGCAGCTTCAGCAGGACCCGGCAGGGATGCTGAAACAGAAGGGGCTGACCATTCCGCAAGGAATGACCAATCCGCAGCAGATCGTGAACCACCTGATATCCAGCGGGCAGATCCCCAACGCCCGCCTGCAGCAAGTCCTGCAGATGATGGGGAGAAGATAACTCTTTCTGAGTATTCATCCGCTCCGAGTGCGCATAGGCGGCGGTGGATAAATACATACGAAAGGAAAAACTTGATATGGCAATCATTAACGACAACAGCGGTATGTTTATGCCCGTAGCGCCCGCTTATGGCGGCGGTGGAGGCTTCGGCGACTTCGGGGGCGGATGGTGGATTATTCTGCTTCTCCTCTGCGGCTGGGGCGGCATGGGCGGTTATGGCATGGGCGGCTTCGGCGGCGGCCTGGGCATTGACTTCCCCTGGATCCTGAACGGGCAGAACGGCATCAATGCCAACACGAACAACGGCTTCGACCACGCAGCCACGCAGGCAGCCCTGGGAGACCTCCGGACCGCGGTGGGCGCTGGCTTCGGAGACGTACAGCTCGGGCTTGCCGGGATCGGCAGACAGATCTGCGAGACCGGCAACGGCATCACCGGCGCGGTGCGGGACGGCTTCTACACCGCAGAAATCGCCGCGAATGGCCGGCAGATGGCCAGCATGCAGCAGAACTTTGACTTCCAGACGACTGTGCAGCAGGGCTTCCGGGATGTGATCGAAAACAACACCCGAACCGGCCAGCTTGTCCTGGACAAGCTCTGCCAGCTGGAACTGGACGGCTACAAACGCGAGGCGGACAACCTGCGGGTGGCGCTTTCCGACGCGAAGACCGCCGCTTCCCAGGCGGCACAGAACGCCTTTATCCAGAAGGGCTTCAGCGACGAAGTGGACGCGCTGTATAACCGCCTCTCCAACTGCCCCGTGCCCAGCACCCCCGTCTACGGCAGGACTCCGATCTTCACCTGCAACAACGGCGGCTGCGGCGGCGTAGTGTAAGGAGGCGATCACCGTGGCAGAATATCTCGCCAACGCTGTGCAGCTCGTCCCCCTGAACGGGCCTGCCATCTTCAAGGCGTCCATCCCGTGCCGCGCCGGCTATGTGTACCACGAGGACGAGACCGGGATCTTTATTCTCCGCGGGGTGGTCAACTGTGCCACAAGCTGTTTTGCCAGGTATCGAGTGACGTTCAACGGGAATATCGCCGTGCCGGAAGGCGGGGAGGTCGGGCCCATCGCCGTGGCGCTCACCGTGAACGGGGAGCCCAGGCTGACCAGCCGGGCGATTGTGACCCCAGCGGCGGAGGGCGAATACTTCAACGTCACCTGCACAGCGCTGATCACCGTCCCGCGTGGGTGCTGCTTCAGCATTTCGCTGGAGGCCGTGCCTGCGGCGGAGGATCCCACCGTAATCCCGGCGCCGTTCATCAGCCTGCAGAACGCAAACCTGGTCATTGACCGCGTAGCCTGACGGGAAGGAGGAATAAACCGTGGACAAAAAGTTGGAAACGCTGTATGAACTCTGCGAAATCATCAGCGAAAAGCTCCAGGAGTGCCTGAACAATCTCAAGGCCGCGTCCGGCGTAATGTCTGTGTCTGATATCGAAATCGTGGACAAGCTCACCCACGCGATGAAGTGCATCAAAACGACCATCGCAATGATTGAGGCCGAGGAAGAGGAAGACGGCGAGTCTCGCCGGTCCTACAGATCCATGCGGTCCTACGAGGGAGGCAGCCGGAGGAGCTACGAGGGCAGCTACGATAGGGGGTACTCCAACCGTAGAGGGCGCAGCCCAATGACCGGTAGGTACGTATCCCGCGATGGTGGTTACTCCGGGCATGAGGGCGTCGAGGACATCATGGAGGATATCCAGGACATGTCCGAGACCGAGCGCCGGAAACTGAAAAAGATGCTGGAGCAGATGTAACAGCACAAAAAAGGGGACCGGGAAACCGGCCCCCTTTTCTATACAAATTACACTTTGCCAGATGGCAAGATGCAAATTGTATAGTCAAGGCAAAAAATAAATAGAGAGATTGCCGTGGTCGTCGCAGGTGATGTGATCGACGATGGAACGCCAGAGGGCGCGCTTGTCCTCACGGGATAAGGATGCGTAACGGTCACGGAAGTCTGCGGCCATGAGGATATCCCGGATCTGAGACAGATCCCGGGGAGCGGGCTCCTCATCCGGAAGCTGGGCCAGCAGGGCGGAGCGTTCCTGGGAAAATTTCTCCTTCGTGATCAGATCATCCACATACAATTCGGTCAGCCGGTCGATCTTGCGCTGAATAGCGGCGCGGTCTCCCGGCTTTACCTGCGTCTTTGGGGTTTTCAGCGACGCCTCCAGGCGGGTGAAGGCAGGGAGCAGGTTATCCAGCAGCCAGGATTCGATATCGATCTCCCGATAATTCCGGGCGTTGGGGCAGGCCGCGTTCATGGCATGATAGGGACAGCGGTACCGGAGGCTGACCCGGGCATTGACATAATTTCCGCCCAGGTTGTGGCCGCAGACGGAACAGCGGAGCAGGCCGGAAAACAAGTAGACATTCCGGGTACCGCTGCGGCGGACGGAACGCTTCTCCATGAGGCGCTGGATCTCACCGAACTCCTCGGGGGAAATGATGGCCGGGCAGTAATCAGGATTGTCCCGGTAGCGGCCGGCGTACATGGGATTGCGGAGCATCTTGTGGACCGTGGGATACACCAGGGTATGTCCGTGGGCGTGGAGGAAATCCTTCGCCTTGTAGACGCTGCCGGTCCTGCGATAGACGGCAAACGCCTCGCGGGCCAGCGGCGCGTCATCGGAGAGGACAAGACGCTTTCCTTCCACGGCGAAGCCCAGCGGCGGATGAGTCCCGATATACTCTCCCTTGGCGATCTTTCTATCGAAAACGACCTTGATCCGCTCAGAGGTCCTGTCCACCTCACTCTCGTTCACGGCCAACATGATGTTCACCTTGAAGCGGCCGGCAGAGGTCACAGTCTCATAGTCCTCCTGGATGGCGATCCAGGCCACATTGTGTGCGTCCAGCTGCTCCTGGACCTGGTAGTATCCCCGGACATTCCTAGTCCAACGGTCCAACTTGGTGAAGGCTACGGCCTCAATCTTATCCAGGTCACCCAAAAGGCGCTGCAGGGCTGGGCGCCTCAAGGGGGATTTGCGGGCGGAGATCCCCGGGTCCACATACTCCCCAACGACTACATGCCCGTTCACTTCCGCCCACCGGCGCAGGTTATCCAGCTGGGTATCAATGGACAGACCGGAGCGGGCCTGCTCCTCCGTGGAGACTCTGGCGTACAGGGCGACTCTCATTCGGCATTCTCCGTCAGTTTGGCCGAGAGATCATCAATCAGGGCGCGGAGCTCATGGACATCCTGATCATGGTGGGCGATGAGCTCATCGATCCGGGCGCGGAGGTCGTGGATCTCCCGGGTCTGATCGGCAATAATGCCGTCCTTCCTGTCCATCCTCTCGTCCTTCTTCTGAATTTGCTCATCCTTCTGGCGGATCTGTTCGTGCCAGAGCTTCAGCCGGCTGTCGTAATCCGCACACCTGCGCTCAAAAGCGGCGCGCTGGGCGTCCAGCTCTGCCCGCAAAGCGCTGATCTGCTCCTCCCGGATCTGAAGCATGGTCTCAAAACCGCTCACCTTCGCCGCGGCAATATCGTCTCCGGAGAGCAGGGTATCCTCTACAAGCAAGGCATTCATGATGGGGAGCACGGTATATTGGAAATCGAAATTGTACGTCAGCTCAGAACCGTCCTCAAAAAAACGGTACAGTGTGGACGGAGAGACGGCGTTATTGATCATCCTGCTCACATCCGCAACGGACAGATTGCTGGCATAAAACACGGAACGCAGGCGGACGATGAGCTTCTGCACAGCGTTCAGGACCTCGCCGGTCTCTTTCTCATGTATGGGAGTAGAATTCTCACGTGGGGTAAGATTGTATTTCACAAACGATACTCCTTTCTCAAACGTGCTTATTGAGAATCGGCCGGGACCAGGTTACACTATAACCAGATGAACCGGACCCGGGGCGGTGATCAGGCTTGGCGGCGCGGCCCGCCCCGGCGACCGGCTCTTTCTGCTGACAGGATAAACCATATAATGATAAAAAGCAACAGAAAAGGAGCGGGAGATGAACCGAGACGAACTGATAAGGTCCATCACGGCGCTGCTGGACCGAAGCGAATATCGAATTCTGGTGATTATTTACAACATGCTGCTGAGAAAAACAAAAGAATAGGACCGGGAGTCAATCAGACTCCCGGTCCTTTTCTGTTTCGACCTCTTTGGCCAGGTCTTCGTAGATCCTCTCCAGGACTGCCCATTCCGGCCCGTTGGGGTCGAACCGCAGGAGGGTGGTGATCAGGGCGGAGCGGAAGTTCTCCGGACGATCCGCCAGAAGATCTCCCAGCAGGCGGCCCATCTCCTCCTCCCGGGACACGTCCGCTTTCATCTCCCCGGCGCCGTCCCGGAGCCAGGCTTCGGAGATCCCAAACTCCCGGCAAATGGATTTGATGATGGCGTCAGAAACCTCACGATAGCCATTTTCATAGCCGGCGACTGTGCTGGATGCGAGACCGAGACGGGCACCAAATTCGGCCTGATTCAGCCCCAAAGACTTGCGGAGCTCTTTGATTCGTTTTTGCATTGCAACCTCCTTTCGCCGTAAAGATAGCACAAAGAAAGGATTACGTCAAGAATAATCTTGCAATGCAAATTTTCTATTGACAAATAATGCGCGTCGCGCTATAGTATACTTGCAACGCAAGAATATTATCCTCGCAAGGGGAGGTGAGAACGTGAGCGACAAGGAGGAGGTGAGACCAAAGTGGACATTATGACAAAGGCGAAGATCAAAGCCGATGCGAAGGCCTCAGAAAAGATGCTGCCCCTCACTCTGGCGCTGATTGAGGCAGCGACGGAGCAGGGGGCAAACATCAAGGAATTTCGGGACGCATGCACAACGGCAACGGCGCTGTTTGAGGACAAGCTGAACCGCTTAGCTGCGAGTGACCTGAAAAGCGATACTCAAACCGCCTTCGAGAGCTTCCGTGAACTCCTTCTCGCGATCCTGGCCTGAAGCATTTGGGTGAGCGGCGTCATATTTGGCAAGCCACGCCGCAGCCCAAGTCAGCGCGATACGCTGCTGGAAATCAGTTGGTTCCGGCATAAAAACACCTCCTTTACCCGCAAGCATAACACAGATGCGGAAGCGGGGCAACGGGGGGGGCACGCAGTACCGGGGGAACGAAGCCCGGGAGATTTGCGACGACGAGGGAAAGGGGGCAAAACATGGCACGGCCGATCTTTACGCCGGAGGAACTGGCGGAGCTTGCCGCCTTCGACGCCATGGTAGACAAAGAACCAGTTACGCTGGATGAACGGAAGGAATCCCGGGAGCGGGATCTGAAGATCCGGCAGCGGAACGAGAACCGGGAGGCCATCGCCGAGTACCAGAAGCAGTACAGAGCGGAGAACCGGGAGGCCATCGCCGAGTACCAGAAGCAGTACTACGCGGAGAACCGGGAGGCCATCGCCGAGTACCAGAAGCAGTACAGAGCGGAGAACCGGGAGGCCATCGCCGAGTACAAGAAGCAGTACAGAGCGGAGAA